ACGATGCCGCTAGAAGAATACAAGAGCAGGGTTTGTTAGATAAACTCATATTAAAAAGACCTCATGCTGGTGTTGATGATGCTAGTAGGATTCAGATTGGGACAGACAAAATACTTTATCTACCGGAAGGCGCAAATTTTGGAGTAACCAATAGTGGTGGTTCGCTTACTGAGATTGTAGATGCTACAAGATTTTTTGTTGAGTCAACACTAAACAATAACCACATAAGAGCCAAATTTGCTAGAGATGACTCAGGTAACGCGCCAAGTGCAGCTAGTTTATCTATCTTAGAGATGGAAGCTAGAGATATCACCACCGGAGAAAAAGAAGATACCTGGAGACCTTGGGAACAAAAACGCTACAAAATTGATAGAGAAATACTCCGTGTAGAAGCAGGCGTAGATGTTGGTGAAGATTATAGTGTAGACTTCCTCGAACCAAATTATGCTCTCACACCTGACACGGAGATTGCATTATGGAGTTGGCGTTTCTCACAAGGTTTGGCATCAAAGCAAGATTATTTTGATTATATGAATCCTGATGCTAGTCCTGAACAACGTGAAGAATTTCAGGCACAACAAGAGCAGGCAGAAGAGCAACCAGTAAATCGATTATTAGATAGACTACAGAATGGCAGCTCTTGATGATGTCATACAATCATATGATGAACAATTGCAGCGTTCTCAGCAAGAGTTTATTAATGATGTTGAAAATTTAAAAAGTGAAGGTGTTGACGCTAAAGATATATTAATATTTTTAGCTGCATTGGATGTAGCAACATATTTCACACAAGACCTTGGCATGAATCAAGCAGTAAATAGCTATATGAATGCCACAACAAGTGTATTAGATGAACTACCTTTTTTTGGTAGTATATCAGAACAACAGCTTTTAGCGCTAAGAAATGTGCAACAATCGCATATTCTTGGTGTAACAAGTCAAATTGGAGAATCGCTTAGAATGAGTATAGCTCAAGGCGTTAGTAATAATTTAAATAGAGCGCAGATTGCAGATTTGATGAGTCGCAATCTTGGCAGAGATTTACCAAGAATAGACACAATCATTACTAGCTCATTAGGCGTGTATCAACAAAGCGTCATTGGCGCAATGGCAGAAGATTTACCAGAAGATGCTTTATGGCAATATTCTGGACCAAGAGATGATAAGAATCGTCCATTATGTAGAGAATATTTAAATAAGTCACCATTAACAAAAGAAGAGATAGAAGCAATTGACCAAAATGGATATTATGATAGAGGCGGATACAATTGTCGGCACTTATGGCTTCCAATAACATAAATTTAAAAAAGATACGCAATCTTAAAAAGCTGTTAGAGTTTAGGCAGCGCGATATTGATGAGTTTGGTCGTAAGATAGCAGATACGCACGTAAAACAAATTTTTAATGGTTTAGACGCAGATGGTAAAGAGTTTGCTCCATATTCAAACCAATATGCTAAGAATAAAAGCGCAGGTAAATTTAAAAGCCAAGTTACGCGCCAAGTCAAACCACCTAACCTTACCTTAACTGGTGATATGTTAAAAAGTTTTAAATATATCCAGGGCAAGGGTGGTAAAGTAGAATTAGAAATAGATTATGGTATTGAAGATTCTGCCCAGGCAAAAAAGTTATTAGATAACCAGCGAGGTAGATTTACAGTATCACCTGGGAAGACAATTAGCCGTCCTGATAAGAAGCGTGTAGTCGCTCGCCCTAATAAATTAGGACCAATGGTTGAAAGTTTAATTGGAGCAATGTTCGCAAGTGTAATAGCTAGGAACATTACAAGAATTTTAAAACGCCAAACGGTGGTAACCTATGAAATATAGGAGACAGTATGTCTGAAGATAATGTGCAGAACGCACCTGGTAATGAGCCAACGCCAGCAAATGATGGCCAAGGAGTAGCGACTCAAGAAGCGCAGGATCAACCTCAACAAGGCGATGTTGGAGTATTGATTGCAGATGCAAAAAAATATCGCCAAAGAGCGCAGAAAGTAGAATCTGAGCTTGCTGATTTGAAAAAGCAAATCGAATCGCAACGTCAAGCAGAGCTTGAAAAACAGCAAGAGTGGCAAACACTCGCTGAAGAGCGTGCGACAAGAATTGCCGAACTTGAGCCTATTGTGGCGCAAGCAAAACAGCAAGAAGAGCAGATGAGAAATAATATACTTTCTGAGTTTAATGAAGAAGACCGTGAGACATTTGGAGATTTGCCATTAAGCAAACTTCAAGCATTGCACGGTAAAATTGTTAACACGCCGAAAGTAGCTGTTGCAAATAATCCTGCTGTTCCTGCGAATGAGGTCAAAGGTGATTGGACGAAGATGAGTCAGAAAGATCGCATGAGCAATTGGGATAAGATAGTTGCAAGCTATAGTCGAGCAAGAAAATAAGGAAGTCTAAATTATGGCTTTAGCTAATTATAGTGGTGATGCTACCCAGGGTAGTGCGGTTGGTGATTTAAATCCTGATGCAGCGCATCTGGATGTATTTATTCCCGAACTGTGGTCCGATGGTATCTATCGCTACTTTGAAAAGAACCTTGTCTTCAAACCATTTTTTGATGATTATTCATCAATGGTGCAAGGAAGAGGTGACGTATTAAATATCCCAACAATCCAAGAAGTTGCAAGTGCTACAAAAGTTGCAAACGATGGTGTGGCTTACACTGCAAACACTGAGACTGGAATAGCTTTAAATATTGACCAGCATACTTATGCTGCAAAGTTATTTGAAGATATTGCAATGATTCAGTCTAATGAACAGCTTTTTGATAAGTATGCGCGTTCTATGGCATATGCTTTATCAAAAGCGGTTGATACTAAGATTGAATCAACTCTTCAAAGCTTGGGTACAACTCAGGATTTAGCGGCTGATAATACTATGTCAAACGCTGATGTTGAAACAGCACTTGGAACATTAATGTCTAATGATATTCCAAGAGATGAATGTGCATTCTTCGTGAATCCATTGATTTTTGCTGACCTACTAAACTCAAGAGCATTTATTGCTGCTGGTGGAAACATTGGTGGAGCTGGTGCTGCTGGTATTGGTTTTGGTGCAGATAACGATGCAATGAATCGCGGTGAGATTGGAAGCTTATTTGGTATTCCAGTTTACACTAGCTCATTGATATCTAGCGCTCTTACTGATAATACTCACGTTGGATACTTAGTCCATAAGAGTGCGGTAGCTGTTGCTGTTCAACAGGACATTAGGATACAATCAGAATATTCAGTTGATTTTCTTGGTACTAAAGTTGTTGCTGACA